TTACTTATCCTCTCTTTCTTCTATATCTGCTTTCTTTTCTACCTGTGACTTAAGATTCTTCACTATTGGCTGCAAAAATGGTGGAAGTGTTACTCCAATGTCATTGATATTTTCTAATATGCTTATAATTTCGTTGCATATAAGCCAGATTGCTACGACACATGCTACAAGAAATGTAAAAGGTAATGTTATTCCTACAACTCCTGCAGAATAAGAAAGGAGCTGGTCTATTATCACACCAACTCCTACCAAAAGCCACATACATATTTTCTTTGCAATTCCTTTTATTCCTTTGTAGCTGTCAATTTCCTGCTTCCTGAATTTTGACGCTGCAACACCTGTGAAATAATCTATTAGATTACATGTTACCAGTAATAACACTGGAACTGCTAAGATTCCCAGAGCACTTAATATAATGCTCCACACCGCTGTTACAATCACTTTTAATTTTTCCATATTTATCCTTTCCGTTGCACCAGTGCAACTTTAACTTTTTATTCCTGTCTTTCAGTTATTGCTTTATATACTTCTGCTTCAAATGTTGCAACATCTGCATCGCACGCTTTCTTATTTGCGATATAACCTTTAACATTAACAACTGTCTTACTTACCGTTGGCTGTCCCTGCTGTGGTATGTTTGCATACATATTAACAACATTTGTCTCGCTTTCATCTACCTTTGCTGTTATAGATGCATTTAATGTTACATTTTTCTGTATTTCCATAATTTACCTCTTTCTACCGCTGTGCGGATTTATTATTGCCCTGTACCCCATCCAACATCATTATTAAATAGTGCCTGTACAGAGTACGTTATTGTCTTTTTTCCATTCTTTGTGCTTCCACCTATTCCCGATAGCGTATGTGCTTCGTTGTCACTAAAATACCATACATATGTCGCCCCTGCTGATAATTCTATTGCATTTGTCGTCTCTAATCTATGTTGATTTTCTGTTACGCAATATCCGTCCAAATACAATCCACATTTTATTGTGCCATAATCACTTGTATCATCTGTCCATATGCTTACATTTGCGATTATTAAACATGGCCCATGGAATGTTCTTATAAATAACGTTGTATTTAAGCTGTTTTCATATGTTGCCCATCTGTAATTCGGCTGATACGTTGTGTAAGGCGTTGAAAAGCATCTGCAATACAAATCTCCTTCGCTTGTTACATAGAATGTCGCTATTCCATTTTTTTGAACTGAATATACCCATGCATTTTCTCTTGTGTTTCCTACAACATAGTCTGGATTTTGTAGATAAGCTGTATACACTTTGTCTGCTGTCTCACAATATATTGCTTTACTATCTACATTCCATTCGCCAAGCTTTGCATTGACAGTTTGAAGATATCCGGTGTTAGAAATTTTTGTACCCGAACTATCCAGAGAAAAAGTATTACCTCTGATATTAACACTCTTGTTGCCACTAATATTAATAGAACCGCCAGCAGTTAAGTTAATATCGTCTGCAATTGCTTCAATGCAGCTCTTTAATGCTCCTGTATCTGTTTTTGCTATATATGCACTCAGGCTTGCCGTTGTTGCATAATTGTTAAATTTAGCATTAACATCTTCTGGTGCCGGTGAATAGTCTGTAGCTTTTGTACCTTTCTCTATTTTTAGCTTATCTGTATCTACATGTGCATAACTAAATCTCATGTACGCCGCGCCTGTTGGAATCGGTAATGAATGTCTTGCAGAAGTATTATTGCCAGCAACACCACTGATAAATTTCTTATTGCTATCGTAGAAGCATGTGGCTGGGGCATTTCCTAGATTAGTCCATCCACTTGCTATATAATGTGTCCACTGTGATACATCAATGTAGTCCGTTAAATCCCAGTAATTCCCACCAGCTGTTATTGTGCCAGTGGCTGTTATATACTTATTAGTGGTTGCAGTACTCTTTATGAACCTATTAACTCCACCGATTTGAAGATTATTTATATCGTTTTTAGTTGCATAGGTTGCTGATACTTCCAGCTTAATACTGTTGCTTTCAGCACTAACAGCTTGCGTAATCGCGTTATTCATCTGTACAGTTGTAGAGTAATGGTCTGTTATATTGTCCTCTATGGTTTGACACCAATCCTGGGCCGCACTGGCTTTATCATCAACATTATTTATGTTGTCTCCAAGCCGGTCTATTTCTTTTGCGTATTCTGTTTTAGTTACATAGGTTGCTGAAATAGACTGCTTTATTCCACTTAAATCTGCCGTTAATGTTGTTACTCTATTATTAATTTCAGTAACTGTACTATTATCCGCTTTTTTGCTTATCTGTGAAGTATGGCTATTCACTGTTGCAGATATACCACTAACAGTCTGATTCAGAAAAGTGTACTGATTACTTACTGTCGTCACTTTGCCTTCTACAGAAGAGATATTCGCGTCAATATCCTCTGGTGCTGGTGTCCAATCTGTAGCTTTGTTACCTTTTTCTAATTTTAAATACCTAAAATACACAACTTTATTAGAATTATTTCGCAGTCCGACCCAAAGTGCTACAATATTGTGACTTTCAGGAACGTCGAATGTATAATTTATTCTTTTCCATTCTGTTGTAAAAGAACCAGGCACCCATTTAGCAACCACATGTTGATTTTTACTGTCTACAAAATCAAGCAGTATCACGCCTCCTTCTGCAGTAGTATGTGCTGTATCACTTTTTATCTCAATACTTATTGTGTATTGTTCCTTGCTTTTAACAGCTACAGTTCCATAACTCGGATACGCCACCGCTGTCATTTTTGCTACATCTCCTGCTATTGTTACTCCATCTTTTATTATCCATTCACCATTCCAGTATTTTGTTCCCTTGTAAAGATTTCTTCCACCAATCTGCAGATTAGTTACAGCTGTCGTTATATCCTGCTGCCACACCTTAGAGCTTATCTGCCCCTGAACCGTAGATAGCTGCGTCCCTTGAGAAGATACTGTATCAGTGACTGTCTTAAGTGATGAATAAAGATTGTTCAGGTCTGTAGCAAGCTGTGGGGCGGATGCTGTAACACTGCCATCTGTCCACTGTATATAGTCTCTCATCCAGTAATATCTTCCTGAAACCCATGAAGGTCTTGTATTACTCCACGAACCACCACTTTGAGTTGTGTTTGAAGTAGACAGATAATATTGCGGAGTAATTGCAGAAACTCCTTTTCCTGTTGCTCCAGTTGCGCCTTTTAAATCTTCCTTAGCCGGACACCAATCCGTTGATTTATTTCCTTTTTCAAGTTTTAAGCCAACAATCTGATATCGTATATTAGTCTGATTTGATTTATTAAGCTGAATATATGTGTATGTCGCTTTAGTATTATCGTCGGCTGGCATATCATTAGCTGTCTGAAATCTAAGTTCAAAAAAATGTGATTTCCCATCGTTTAAAATTTGAACTGCATCCGTTGTAATAATATCCAATGGATTTGCATAACTTTTACCATCTATTGAAAAAGAAATGAAAGTATGCTTTTTCCCATTGTATATAAAAAAATTAATGCATGTCTTACTGAGAATTGTGACATACCCACTCAGAACATATTGAGTAGATGACTCATAACAATTAACAGAATCTATTTTAATGCCAGCATTTACATTATTTCCTTCGCATATTACTTTGCCATTCTTTATATACTCACTTTTATCAATGTCTGACGCAAATGCTTCAATATAATCATATTTAATCAGATTCCAACTGAAGTTCTTTCCATCAGCGCCTTTAAATTCTCCGGCATTTGCGCGATTTAAAACACTTTGTGCTTTTGTATCTGCTGAATTTGCTGTAGAAAGAGCCGTACCTGCATTTTGTTCTGCCTTGTTTGCAACTGTAACTGCTGTGTCTGTTTTAGTAGTTATTGCCTTAAAAGAAACATCAAGCGTCTGTTTATCACTATCAACATATATCTTGCTGGATTTAAGCGTGTGACTTCCGTCGTTATTAATAACATCAAAAAGGCTTGCTATATCCAGTTTCCCAGCAGATATATTTGCATCTTCTTTTACCATGTCGTTGCGGATTATCTCTCTCTTAACACCTTTTTCAGTAAGTCCAAGTGCATCAAACATCAGATTACCTGCTTTATCCCAAACATACATGTTGTAATCAGCATTTGCATCTTTTCCAATCTGAACTCGTGTGCGTGTTCCATCGCTGATTACAATTGTGTTGTCTTTCCAACGTGACAATCCGCTTTCACTGTGTATATTCACGCTTGTAGTGTTTACATCAAGTGATGTTATCTTTTTTGCATCAATGCTTTCTATCATTGCGCTTTTTATCTGTGCATCACCTATAAGGCTTATAACTGAATTGGAAAACTCTGTCGTAAGACTTCCACCACTTGCAGAACCAAACATAAGAGTATTTACTTTCTCTACCCCAACAGTTAGATCATTAACCTTTCCTGTTATTGCAGTAAAATCATTTGTCTTGAACTTCTCAAATTCTCCGGAAACACCTTTAAGGCTTTCTATCGTTGCGTATTTAATCTCCGCAATATTAGATTTCAAATAATTATTCCGGATATTCTCTAGTTCATTATTTATAGCTACTACCGTTTCTGCCTGTACAGTATTAGCCTTAACCCATTCTGCATCTACCTTTTTAGCAACCAGTTCCTTAGTAAGCATCATTTCCGCATATGTTCGTTCTGCAAGCTTAGTAGATGGTCCTTTATAATCTGTCTCTGTTTCAGTTTCTGTTTTGCCATAAGCTGTAATAGTCATGGCAAGACCTCCATCATATTCCTGAGTTATATTCATAACCGGAACCTTATAAGTCTTACCTAATTCTTCAACAGTTACAATATCCCATGGATCCAGTCGAATATCTCCTAGCGTCTTTAAGCTTGCGCCTCTATACGCAAATCCTCTTACTTTCTTGTATACAGAGTTAAGCTTTTCTTCTGTTGTAAGTGGATTATCAAATGTTATTCCCAAAGTTCCACTTCCTACTGTAAAAGAAGCATTACTGTCAACATTACATGTAAGATAATCTAAATGGTAATCACTCTCATTCTTTTCAAATGTCATTATTCGTGATTCATTTATCGTATAGCCATTATCCTCATACCACTTAATAACAATTGTTCCAGTTCTGTCTACGCAAGCAAAACCTCCAGCTAAAGAAGCGATATATCCGATAACCTCACGATAGGTATATCCTACCGGTGCAGTATCAATAGTTATTCCATTCAAGCCAGATACATTACAGGGAACGCCACATCCAGTACTTATCTCTTTTAAAACAGATTCTGCACTTGCAGGATATGTCAATTCAGATACATATACACCTGTGGTCTTCATCATTCTGTCGTAAGCCGTAAATGTTGTGGTTGCCTGGTCAAGCGTTGGATGTTCTGCAGTAAAAAAACCAAGTGGAATATACTCATACTTTCCGCTTGGCAGTTTCAATCCTATCTCTATCGGTATCTCTGTGTTTTCAAACAACTCATCTATTCTTTTTACTGTCAGTTCTATCTTAGCTGCAACAGCCGAACCTATCTGTATACCCTCATCAGATGTGGAAGCGGTCTCATAGCTCATCTTTTTAAAGCCAGCGTCAATCCACTTACCATTTATCTTTAATCGTAAGTTAAATGTTCGCGATGGTGATCTAATTGTTGTCGCAAATTGCTCTGATACATTATTATACATAGGCTTAATCCTCGATCATAAATTCAATGGCTGCAATATCCTCTAATGTAGTTCCATCGTATCTGCTGTCAGAATCACATACAGATATGTCTTCCATCTTAATCATATGTACATCAACATCCGTTTCCATGTTGTACATCTCATCAATCTCTTTTACAACTTCCTGCTCTTTACCTTCTGGGAACTGGTAAGAATCTCCATCCATGACAGCATTCCCATTTTCATCTTTAAGCACATTGTTCTGTATTACTTCAGTTCTCTGTGTAACAAAAATATCTACTTCTCCTAACAATGTCTTAAGGTTCTTTGCAATTGCATAATTTACTTTTACAGGCCAATGCTTTCTTAAGCCCTGTAATTTTTTAAGCATTGTTGCACTATTATCAATCTGTTTAATAGTCATTGTTTTTTTCATGTTCTGCTCCTTACTGCTGTATTATAGATACACTGGCACTTCTGTAGTAATAGTTACCATCCCCTATATCACCCAGCACCTCTTTACTCAATGTACCTCTATAGCTTGTTATTGTTATATCCTGTCCATCGTCATGGAATGTTATTGGAAAGAATCCGGCTATGAGTTTGTTCTTAATAAGTGCCATCTCATCTTCCTTCAATATTCCCCAATTAATAGATAAGGTCTTCTTTTCAGCGACAACATCACCCAGCATTGTTCCGTCAAGCGCTCGTCCTGTAGAAGAAGACCATATAATCTCATCATCCACCTTGATGGACACAGGAGCCGGAAGCTCCTGTCCGTCACATCTCAGTATCAATTCATCACATCCTTGTTAAGTTATAATCTCACATTTTCCTGTCTGCTTTGTATGCTCGTTAATCTTATCAACCACATATTTCTTAAGACTCTTTCCATCAAGCTGTATATCAAGGTCCAGTGTTTCAAGTATCTTAAGTATCTGCTTAAGAATACTTATAGCCTCTGCCAATAACTCTGCACTGGATGCCATAGCTGCTGCCTTCTGTGCCATATCAAGTAATTTATCCTCAGGTGCAACAACTTCACCCTGATGTCTGTTATCGCCAATCATGGCAAGCTGTGGAGTGTTTGGCTTAACGTATCCGCCTTGTGCAAGGTATGGAATACTGCCAAATCCAACCTGTGGTAAATCAAACCCGAAATGGTCACCACCTATACCAGGTACCCAGTTTGGAACTTTAAAGCTTAGTTTATTTATACCTTTTACAACAGCATTAATTCCCCTCTGCATTCCTGATAGTAATCCATTAATTAAGCCAATCACCATATTAATAGGACCTTTTGCAATATCAGCAATTCCGCTAAATATGCCATCAAAAGCCGTAACTATACCATTCCAGGCACCTTCCCAATCGCCAGAAAAAACACCCTTAATAAACTGTATAACTCCTTTAAACACAGTAATTGTATCGTTCATTAAATCAGCTATGGTTCCAACGACAACTCCAACCTTATTCCCTATAGAATCAAATATAGCTATAAATATTGGTCCTAATAATTCAGATAAGAATCCCACTACAGGCGCAATAAAGTTGTTATATATTGTCGTAGCACATGTAACCACTTCGCCGACAAAGTCAAGGAAATTAGCAAGTAATGGCTGTAAATGTTCACTCCATACTCTATCAATTACATCTAAAGCATTCTCCCAGACTGGCTGAAGCATATTATTCCAAATGTCTAAGAATACATCTCCGGTAGTCTTAACAGCCGTTTTTATTCCAGTAAATATCGGCTCTCCCCATTCGTTCCATGCCCCTGCCATTGTATTAACCAAGCCAATCCATACATTTGATATAGATTCAATGGCTGGACTTACACCTTCGCTCCATAAAGAATTCCAAGATGCTTTAAATGTATCAAATATTGTTCCATTTAAAGATAACGTCTGGGATGCAAAATCCGTCAGCATTGGTAATCCAACAGAAACAAAATTTGCAAGTATAGGATATGCTGCTTTATTCCATACATCCGAAAAGACTGTATTAAAGCTATCAAATAATCCATTTAATATACTGCCATTAGTGTCGACCCATGTTACAAGATAATTTGTAAATGGACCGTTAAAATAATTTAACAACGGCGGTCCTAATGCTTTTATATCATTAAACGCATTTGTTAAATTTTTCTTGGCTGTATCTGTATTCTTTGTAAGTCCATCCCATATTTTTGACATAGATGGAGAAAATGTTGATACACTCCATTTACGTAGTTTATCTAATTCCTTCTTTGCCGTATTTGCAAAATCGCCAATTGCAGATGCTGCATTTGTGGTATCTGCCTGTGTGCTAGGTGCAACACTTATTCCACCTGAAGATGTGCCACCTCCACTAGAACTACTGCTGTCCGTCGGCTCTGAAAGTTTTTCTATCTGGTCAAATCCGGCCAGCGATTTCTCTATCTGCTTTGCTGTAGAAGATGCTGCATCTCCTATTCCACTTACATTATCCGCTGTGTCTGACGCTATATCTCCAAGTCCTGTTATAGCAGAAGCCGAAGAAGAGATATCCGCACCAGTAAGCATCTGTGTAAATGTTGCAAATCCATCTGCAACCTTCTGCAAGCCTGCAAGCACAGTATTTAAGCCTCGTAATATAGGTGTAAATAATGCTATAAAGCCCTTTCCAAGAGAAGCCTTTAACTGTTCGAATCTGAGTGATAATATTCTTGTCTGATTCGCCCAGGAATCCTGTGTCTTAACAAAGTCTCCTGTGGCATTGGATAGTGCGCTTGTAACATACTGATAACGGAGCATTACTTTTTCCTGCTCTGTCATCTTAGCCGTAGTCTTACCAAAACCATTATTAAGTGCATACTGGTCTAAATTCGTCTGAGTCATGACAACACCTAAGTCCTTAAGTGTCTCGGTCTCACCGGTCCAAATAGATTTCAGCTTTGTATATGCTTCATTTGTACCAAGATTGTAAAATGAAGCAACATCACCTGTTAATCCGGTAACATTTTCAGCCATATCAAGTGCAGTCTTTCCGGTAATACCCATAGCATCATTCATCTGACCAAATACACCCATGTACTTCTTGGCAGATAATTCAGATAGACCGAAGTTAGTCATGGCATTAGAAGCCCACTCATCAGCTGATCCGGACAAACCTTTAAATGCCGTATCCACAACATTCTGTACTTCTGTAATATTAGAACCAACTTCTAAGCAGTCTTTCGTAAACTTAGTAAAAGCTGCTATACTTAATCCAGCAGCTATTTTCTTTCCCATACCAGAAAAGATGGATGTTGCCTGCTTTGCTGCCTTATTGGAAGCTCCTGTGAGTTGATTAACTATCTGTGAACTGTCTATGCCAAGTTCCAGAGCTATCTGTCCTACTACATCCGACATACTCCCTCCTTTCCGGCATTTAAAAAGACCACTTTCTACTTAGAGAAAGCGGTCTTAGCCCAATTTTGGAAGTCACTCCAATACTTATTGTAATTTGCAGGATCTTCCATTAATTTTCTATTTCTTCTTAATATCCAATCATTGCGGATTTTCTTCTGTTCTTTAGTGAATTCCTTTATAACCTTAGGATCTTTTTCTGCTCTGATTCCTACAATTCTCCCAAGTGGTGTTTCAGGCATTATTCCTGACAATAAAGAACAGAATTCAGCCCATGACATATCATCTTCTGTTCGCAATCGTATGCCATACTGGGACAGGAAGCTGGCTTCTATCAGCTCCCAATCATCCCATATATCATAATATACCTCATTATGCTGAGGGTGTCTGCTCCTCGCCGTACGTTCCCATAGCAACCTGCATGATTGTATTATACATTTCCTTATATTCAGGAATAGGAAGATCTAATGCCTCAATCTTATCTGAAGCATCTTTTCCTACAAGCATTTCAAGGCCTTTAATCATAAATGCCATATCATCCTTGTTTTCCTTGTTTTCTGCTTCCTGTGCCATAGCCTGTATATTAAGAATTGTGCTCTTCCTGTTATTAACAGTAACAACCAAATCTTCTGTAATACGAATCATAGGTAACTGATTCGTAATCTTCATAGATATATCTATTACTTTAAAATCTGTCTTTGCCATTTTTCATATCCTCTCTTTCTTTAAGCTGCTACATATGCTATATATGTTGGCTTTCCATCCGAATTTGCATCCCATTCAAGCGCATCAATACTTGTAGCATCTCCACCAAGAGATTTTACATCGATTACTGAAGGTACAAGAAGCTGATCAAGATTAGGGAATATAATAGACACCCATGTATTGCAATCCTGACCTGTCTTCATAAATCGACTTGCTACATAATCATTTCCTTCATCTCCATAGTTACGCTTACCGCCGAAAGATATACCAAGTGACTTAGCTGTCATGAGCCTTCTTACCCAGCCAGACTGATCCATTGGATTCCATTCCTCAATGGTTCCATCTACAGATATACTTAAGCTCTCTGCATCTTTTACGATCTTAGTTTCTACTGTTTCTGGCGTGTCCGAATCCTTTCTTCCAGTTATACATACTCCAAACTGAATTTTATGTACCGGATTAACCCCTGTTAATGGTGTAGCTTCCGCGTTATACCCAGCTATCTTTGTATTCTGTGACATACTTCTACCTACCTTTCATAACAAAATTTAAGTTCTATGACCATTTCAAATATTCCTTTATCGTCTGTATCAGCTTCAATCGGTGCTGATACTAACATTTCTGTAAACAGAATATTTGTGTCATTAATGTTTACATGTTTCATATCTCTGAGCTTGTCGTAAAGCTCCTGTGAGACTTTTTCAGTCTCCCTGACACTTTTATTCCAATGAATCAGTATACTTATGGATTTGACAGCGTAAGAGCTGTTCTGTATACCCCCAACAGCCATCTGAACATTATCTCCCCTGTTAAGATGGTATACACCTATGCTCTTATCTTTCTTATCATCAAGCTTTCCACAATATACATGGTCATCAGCCGCTATTCCAAGACCTGCTATAAGGTCTCTCACATCACCTATTCCTAACATCCTAACATCACAACCCCGCATTCTTTTTATAAAACTTTCCAAATGCTTTAGGTGCAAGATTCTGCTTCTTACCACCTTTCATGTAGTCATCAAGCCATCTGCCTTTAGCATTCGCATTTCCTTCATGTTTCTTGCCTTTATCATCAGTCCACGGTGTCTGATGGAAATTGTATTCTGGATGATAATACAGCCTTCTGGCGTATGGTGTACTAGACACAAGATATGCTTTTCCCTGACCTATATCAGATAAATCAACAAATGTGCTTTCATTCTGTAATGCACCTGTATCCCTCGGTATAACCTGGCTCTGAACGACATCTGTATGTATTGCTTCTGCTGTCTGTACTAATGACACCTGTGCTGCTGCCGTAAGCTTCCTTACCATAGGCATATTAAGCTTAACTGTAGACTTAACATTCTTCGCCATTACATCACATCCAATCTTACATAATTAACCGTACCATCCGGATTACGGCACTTCGTACCCTTGTATATATGCCTTGTTACACCGAACACCATTATATCACCTTTAGTAATAACAGGAAGATCCGGTGCAATATCTCCTGGTATCAAAGCACATCCTTCAAGCTTTATAAGCACCTTTTCTACTGTTAATTCTGTCTTACCGCTGTCCTGATAGTTACATAAGCCATCCCATATAACAGGCTCAAGAGGCTCTCCATAGACATTCCTGCCTTCTTGCGTTATCTCAAGGTGTATTTCTGTCTTACACATGCTCTTTAGTATTAAACATGGGTACTTCATACTCACACCCCCAGACTCAAACAACACAAACCTGTCTGACAAAGTATCTGGTATGTATCGCGTTTTACAGCAATTCCATTCTGTACAAGAACATTCCAACTGCTGCCAAACTGCATAGATACTCCATTTAAAGAATAGTTCTGTAAGACACAATTAATCATGTCCTCATTCTCATATTCAAAATCAGCCATCTCACAACATACATCTATGATTATTGCCTGCTGGAACTCTGTCAGACCTTCAAAACCTCTCGCGACTATACGATTAAAAGTAAGCGAGTCGATATGTCGGCTCGCCTGTTTTAATCTTCGTACTATCTGCTCATCCGGGATAAGTCTATGTTCACTAAGGTACTGCTCTTTACTTGCATATACCATAAGACCACCGCCTATTCTGTCCTATCTTCCTTTGGTTCATCTGCTGTTACTTTCTCTTCCTTTGGCTTGTCTTCCTTTGCCTTACCTGTTTTCTTTGACCTAATAACCTTTGGTTCAAAGGTCAATCCAATTACTGTATCTGCCATAATGATTCCTCCTTAATTATCCTTATGTGATACATATACCCCTGCGGTCTTATTCTCATATACATGACCATAAAGGTTATTATTACGATACTTGAATACATGACTATCACCATCCTGGTCCTGATCTGGATTAAAGTACTTAATATACTGATCCATAGCTGTTACAGCTGCAGACTTCTCTACACATAAGAAGTTAACATTCTTAGCCGGCTTAGTTGTCATCTCGTAATTTTCAACCTGTGTTCCACTTGGATTACTAACAGCCTTGTAATTACCCTCACTTTCTTTTGTGTAATAAGTCTTACCAGGCTGTGGCGATGTATCCTTTGATAATGTATAAGCTGCCTTAGTCTTTTCATATCCATATGAATTCTTGCCGTCATGAAGGGTTATTGATGTGTACATACGTGACTGTGGAACTGGTATGATCTGAGAAAATCTCTTAAGTACTTCTCTTGATTTAGTTGTATCCATATCGTCCGCAAGAGAAGCTAATGTAGGTGTGATGAATAAAATACGTGATTCCATAGGAACTTCATCCTCATCCATCTTATTAGTACAAGCTCTTAACGCTGTTATTAATTCAGCTCCTGTTTCAATATTCTCTTCCTTTACTGTTATATCCTTAGTTCCACAGATTTTAGCAATACGTGCGGCATCTGTTTCCGGAATAACCTTTGTTTTTAAGAATTCACTTGATAACTTGGCAAATGGCTGTGCAAGTGTTTCACCATTATCAAGACGGTCAATCCTTAAATCCTGTGAACGTTCCTTATCATACTTAACCGTTTCCCATGTAAGTGAAGTTGAACCCTTTGTGTAACCTGACTTTCTGTCAAAATCACCAAGTGCATCCATATCAAGCTTCGCAATCTTAATTTCACCGTTGTTGCCTTTTCTTACTGTTGTTTCATCACCATCTAATACTGAGGTCTTCGCTCCTTCCTTATACACCTCATCAAGTATTGGAAGGTATATTGTAGATAATTCGATATTATTCATATAATCCTATTCCTTTCTTTACTGCTTTGGCTTTAATCCGAATAACTTTCTTATCGCATCATCATTACCCGGATTGCCATTTCCATTGTTACCAGGAGCACCAATCTGGAAGCCAGCATTGTTCTCCATACTTGGCTTAAGTGCTGGTACATCTTTAAGTACCTGCTCAAGTGAAGCTTTGATATTATCTTCAGACACCTTTCCATCCACACCCTTTACCTTGCTGAAATCAGCCATCTTAAGCACATAGGGAAGTGTCTTAGCTTCTATACCAAGTGTCATTGCTACCTTTGTAGCTGCAAGCTCAATCTGAGCCTGTTCAGCAACCTTCTGTGCTGCTGCCACTTCATTCTGAAGATTAGCATTAGCGTTCTGCTGCTGTTCTGTCTGCTGCTGCTTATTCTGCTTAAATGTTGCAATAGCCTGACTTATCTCGTCTTCTGATAATCCCTGCTGCTGAAAATAGCTTTTAAGCACAGCATTCTCTTTCTTGGCAGTTGCATTATCCAGCATTGCCTGTATCTTGTCATAATCAACACCAGCTGTCTGCTGATTATTCTGATTACCCTGCTGTCCTGCCTGTCCATTGTCTCCTCCAGCGTTCTGGTCGCCGTTACCATCTCCGCCATCTGCGAAGAGCTGTAGATTAATAGGTAATATTTTTCTCATACCTGTCTCCTTTCCGTTTACCGCCCGTCGGCATTTTTCCTAAAGTTTAGTGCCATTAAGTTTTGGGCATAAAAAAAATAGGCACACACAGCTTATTTGCCATGTGTGCTTAATAACTAATATTAAATTGTGTTGCACTGGTGCAACTTACTCTAATTTCTAAAGTTCTATTCCTTCCATTACTGCTCTTGATTCAAGAACAGCCAGATAATTTACCATTGCATCTATCTGCATATTATATGTGCTTCTAGGACATGTTGGTTCAAATTCTAATAATGTGCCATTATCCCATTTCTCAAGCATACATTTAAGTCCTTTATATCTTATAGCAAGCTGCTTATACTCTGCTTTGAATCTATCTTTGTAATCCCCGCTATTCATTAAAATAGCTGTTGACGGCAACTTCGTTCCATCATATCTTCTGTATGCTTCCTCAAATTGTTTTTTAGGGCACCAACTCTCATATCCATCAGGATATCTTATATGATAGCCTTCATCTTCTGGATTCTCGTCACTTGGTATCTTCCATCCTCTGTATTCATTATATTCGCCCCTACTCATTGGCTCTGCTGTAACCACTTTTACTCCAATATAATCTTTCATTTTTTAGTCCTCTCTTTCTTAAAATTGGGTATAAAAATACCACCAATCTTTCGACTGGTGGCTGTTACTTGTTTTCTTTTATTTCTGCTTTATCTTCATTATTGCTTTCTGCCTTTATTGGTCCTTTTTCCAATAATGCAATCAATTCATCAATTGTCATTCCCGGTTTTCCATCTAATATACCATCCATTGAAACACCTCCTGCCTCAATATTACCCTCTCTGTATGCCAACAGAATAGCATTTTTTTAAAAACAAATCAATACACTTATTAATATTATCACTATATTTTTCCTGACACTCTCTCATCAATTCAACCGCTCCATTATAATCAAAATGTTCGCCTTTTGAAATATATCGTACATCTCCTTGATTTATCACAATGGTCATAGTTTTTATTGTGTCGTGTCTCATAAATACTCCAATATCATTTGCGTAGCGGTGCAACACTCTATTTTTTTTTGTCGTCTTTTAATTTTTTTATGCCCTGACGAATAGCTTCTGCTTTTCCTATATCTTGTCGAATACAGTAGTCATTCAATATCTCTGATGACTCCTTATCAAGCCTTACAGTTATTCTTTTATTCTTTTTTGTTAAGTGGCTTCCCTTCCTTTATCCATTCCTCATAAGTAATATCTTCGGGTAATATTTTAAAATATTGTTGTAAAACTTTAAATGTCGACCTATTATATTTTTCTAGTTCTTCATCTGTTTTCTTTGGTGGATTTATAAATCTTTCACGTTCTTCTTTTGTCATTTTTTGTTTTTCTTCTTCCGTGAAATGAATCTCACTTAATTCCATTCTGAGTTTAAAACATTCTTCTGGAGAAAGTTCTTTTCCTCTTTGCATTTGTTCTGATTTAGGTAATAAAAGCCATTCCCTTGCTGTTAACGTCAACTAATCCACCTCCTCTAGAAGAATATTCCAAATATCTTTAACCAACAATTTTGAAACAACTTTAAATCTACTATTTCGCTCATATAGCACTTCATTTTCATTTAAACCAATAGAACTTATATCTCGTCCATTCTTGGAATTTTGTATATAAATTTTTATTTTTGCTGAATCATTATATCCTTCTTTTTTTGATGTGCTCCAATACTGTCTGATTATTACTACTTTTCCTACTACAAACTCACTCACAAAATCATTAATCATATCTTGCTCATCTAATCTATCCGTAAAATCGACCATTCTTATTAAATTGCCTTGATATTTCGGTATTTTTGACAATGCTTTATCTAAATTATTTATAAGCTGTTTATCTTCTAGCTTTAATTTTGATAAATCATTTGCATTTCTTAACATATCATTTATAATATATGACTCAAAACTCTTGTATTGAATAACAGCTTGCAATTCTTTATCTGATAATTGAATTATATCACTATCACATAAATCCTCAATATGCTTTTCAGATTTACTATTATCAAATGATACATTTTTCTCCCACTGTTCCTTCCTTACCTCATACATCTTCTTATTATCCGTATCCAGCGAATACTTCGACATCCTATCGAACTGCTCAACCATTCTTCCAGCATATTGCTGTTTCTGGTCCTGCTTGTAATCTTCCTTAACCTGCTCAAGTTCTTTCTTGGTAAACTTGCTATCCGGCTCTTCGTCAAGCTCTGGGAAGTATGTTGTATGTATATCTTTACAGTTTGGATGATAAAGCCCTGC